TCTTATTACTAGAAACGCCACCATAAATGGAACCGCTAACCACTGCATTAAAGATGTGTGATCCTGTGTCGATGAATCTTTCTGTTTCATCTATATCCGCTGCGAGTTGAGTGTATTCATCACCAATCTCTTTTACTATTTCTTTTAAAAAATCCATTATATAAAAAATGATTCAAGGTTTACTGTTTTTTCCACGTTCCATCCAATTGCATCAAGAATCGTTTTGAGTGGTTCAACAAAACTCTTCTCAAATTGTAGATCATAATCTATGTATCTGTCAAGGTCAAGTTCGTGTGGAAAGTCTTGAATGAATGAGATTACGTTCTCCTGTATGACGTTTGGTTTTTTAAGATAAAGAAACTTTACCTTTTCACCATTGCCAATAAGTGAATATTTATTTGTCAATTTTTTGTTCTTGATATAATGATTGAATAGAAGAGCACCTCTTATATGAATTGGTGTTCCCTTTGCATATATTGTAGCATGAGATTTATACTTTTCTACATTAGATGCAGAGCGAGGAAAAGATACTTCCTCAGGTGACAATGATTTAAATGTTTTTCGAGCATTATCAATATACTCAATCACTTCATCTTCCGTGCCACTCATCATAAGTTTGAGAGCATCTTTAATCATTGTGCGACAAGGTGCAGGAGTTGATGACTTCACTGCTTCAATTCCCATCATCTTGAGTTTGGGTTCTTCATATCTTACACCTTCACTATCCCATACATTTAAGATGTATCTTTTCTTTGCTGTCCATATGCCACGATCTGCGATGTTCTCCCTCTTCATTACCATCTTATTATCATAGGCATTTACGTAGTTCGCCAACGTTTCATAAGAACTCTCAATATACTTTTCAAGTTCCATCTCACAGATCTTATTAAGGAACGACACAACGCTCTCAGTAGTTTTTTCTCTCCCTTTGTATATCCTATCGACAAGATCACCCAAGTTGAGATAGATACTGTCAGTATCACTAGCAATAACATAATCTTCACCCTCCGTTTTTAGTATTTTATTTAAGTATTTGTTCATACGGTTTTCGATCCAACGAATCGAAACCTGACCAGATAGAGTAATTGCTTCCGCATTTGCTAGTTTATAGTAGCGGAAGTATTGATTACCAATCGCACCATAGGCAGAGTTAAGAGAAATCTTTTTTGCCATCTGGATATTGTTACACCTTGCGATTTCTTTTTCAAGATCTTTGCTTGGTGTTTTTTCATACTTCTTCTTTGCAGTAATCATCTTCTTCTTGAAGATGACTCTTTCATTATACATCTTTTCCATCAACTCTGGCAAGAAACCACGAACGTCTTTTCGATACATCGCACCATTTGCACACACAGCATTATCTTTGTACATTTCAAATGTAAGATCTTCATCAAGAATCTTATCAACTGTGACTGATGGGTGTTTCTGTTCTAATAAAGTTTCTGGTGAAATGTTATACTGCATGATCAAATGTGGATATAGACTATTCAAGTCAAATGATACCACCCAATCATACTTTCCAGGTATCGGTTCTTTTACATATGCACCTGCATACTTCTCTGCCTTATCAGATCTTTCTTTTGGTGGTATAACAATATTTCTCCTCTTCAAATAATTGTAGATAATTGTGTCCCACATACGCACCTGATAGAACACATCTTCATAGTTAACCTTTGCATCATATGCCATCGTTAAGGCAAGTTCAACCAACTTCATCTTGTCCTCAAGACGGTCAACAAGTTCAACGTCAATGATGTTATATTCAACAAACTTTTGCCAACCATTTGTATAAAAATCTTTGAATGTGTCAAACTCTGAATGGTCAAGTTTCTTTTGTCCAAGTTCAACACTTGCAATATAATCCAAACGATATGATTCTTGTGCTTTGTAAGTAAACTTCTTATACAAATCAAGATAATCTAACTGTGATACACCACCAATGTCATATGAAATATGTCTACGACCTGCAATATAAGTTTCACATTCTGTCACCAAACCCCAAGGTGACATTCTCTTCATTAGTTTGCCACCAAGAACTCTTTCTAATCTACGACAAACGTATGGAATATCATATAACTTACTGTTCCAACCTGTGATAACTTCTGGTGTATTATCTTCAATCATCCACCAGTTTATGAATGCATTTAAAAGTTCATATTCTGTATTGAATGACTTATAGGTAACATTCTTCTGCTTATTATTAAAATCACCTAAACCCCAAGTAGTAATTTGTTTAGTCGTATAATCTTGTAGTGATATAAGAAGTATTTCTTCTGCAGCAGATTCTACATCAGGGAAACCATTCTCTGATTTAACCTCAATATCAAGTGTGACTAACTTAATTTTTTCAATATCAAACTTTAATTCTTGCTCTGGATATTTCTCAGAAATATATTGATAGATAAATCTTTCATTACCATAGACATTAAAGTTTTCTACCTCATCATATTTCTTGATAAACTCACGACAATCTCTTACAGTGCCAGGTTCAATTGACTCTACATAATCTCCTTCTAATGTTTTATATCTTGTTCTCTTCTTCGAATCAACAAAAAGGGTTGGATAAAACTTCTCACGAGTGGCGAAGTGTTTTCCATCTTCATATCCACGAACTAAGAAATTGTCTCCAACCATTTGGACGTTTGTATAAAATCTCATTTCTTATCAACAAGATCAATATATTTTTCTACGATTGATGGTGCGGGGTCTGCCATAGTTAATATTTTATCAGAAGATATCATAAATTCACGATCTTTTGTAAAATTACTTAACCATTTGGTAAGTACGACTTTACCCTCTTGAATTGTTAGTTTCTCATCAGTTGTTGTCAGAGTCACAGGATTTAATAATTTACAATCTGGTTCTCCAACTTGAGCACCGACTTCTTCTATCTCACTCACTAAGATTTTGTTGTTGACCAACGCTAGTAACTTGATTACCTTTGCCATTAATTTTCTCCAAATACATTTTTTTAATTGATTCTAGGGGTTCGACCAAAGCCACCACCTGATTGATAGGAACTGGTATTTCTTTATCTGCTGATCCTAATATCCAAGGAGATAAAGATACCTCGATTGAATTTTGATTATTTTCTTCTCTTGCAAATGAAAATTGATTAAAATCAACTACGTGTGGTTCTTTAAATAAATAAGCAACTGGTTCTTCACCAGACATTATTTCTTTAAAATCTGCGATAACTTGTTGTTGTGTTTTTAAAACTGCAATCTTAATTGTCATTTTTTTATCTTACCATATTGATTTGATAGTTTATCTAAAAACTCTTCGATTGATAAATCTTTATTCCAATTCTCCTCATGATAGATAAAATCATAATTATTGGTTTCTTTATTCAATCTAAATCCTATATCAACTCCGATTGAAAAGTCAACTTCAATCGTTTCAAGATCTTCATAATTACGATCACTAAGTAGAACTAATTCGATTACTGATGTTCCTTTCCAAGGAGTGTTTGGTCTTTCATTAATCTCTTCCAGAGATTTTAATAATATAGAACGGTCTTGAAGTTTTGTTTCTAAGATGTCAAAACTCATAATCCATTCCAGAATGTATCTGATGGTGTCTGCATATTTCTTGATATAACATACAAACCTACATTACATAGAAACCAATAAATATTGGTTACCCAAGCTTGTCTCCAACAATATTTGCGGTTAGTCTGAACAATATAATCATTTCTCTCATTAATTGATGCATCAACGGACAGAGGTCTGACTTTAAGATATTGCTCTAATAGTAATGAGATAACAAAACCGATAGCAAAGACGTAAAATAGCAGATTTAATAAACCTGCCATTGAAAATAAGAATGATAACATCTAACGATTAAATAATTTATATTTATATTATCTTAATAATATTATACCACAAAAAAAGGGTTCGTCAAGAACCCTAATAAATTGCTTTCATGATATACTCTGTGCTTAGAATCGGATCATTTCCTAAAAGATCTAACTGTAACTCATCAGCATCCACATACACATCATCCTTATCTTTACGACAATGATGCCAGTAATATGTACCATCCTCTCTTTTATAAAAGTAACTGGTATTGTGTGAATCAAGTGTAAACAGAGCAATAACACGAGGATATGTCAGTTTACGATTTGGATCTGGTCTACATGATTTACCCATGTCAGCGTACATGGGTCTTGCCCCACTACCATGAGGAGTGGGCAAGTTTCGCCCATGATCTCCAAATAAATCGTACCCTTTAACCATTAAAGATAATTTTTCCTTGCATGATGTTCTGGTACTATTTTACCCAACTTAACGGTAAGAAGTCCATCTTTGAATTGAACCTCTCGGACTTCAGTATCTTCTGAAAGTGCCCACTCTCTTGTGAAACTTCTTTGAGCCAAGCCTTGATGGATATACTCGGATCCTGCCTCTTGATTAGTTTCTTTTTGACCTTCAACGAATAGTTTTCCGTACTCAGTATAAACATTAATTTCATTTTTTGTAAATCCTGCTAGGGCAATCTCTAAAAGAGACTCAACATTATTTACCTGGACAAGATTGTATGGTGGATAATTTGATACGGTTTCATGAGAATTGAAAAAACGGTCAAAGTAATCATCCATACCTATACCGTTTCTTTGAATTATTTTCATCAACTCTGGTAAGTTTGCAGAGTGATACCTTTGTAGTGCTGTCATGATAGTTCTCCTTTTAAAGCGAGTGTGAATTGTTGTCCCCGAAGGCGACATTACTAATTATATCTTAAACCACTTGCATACGCAGAGGAGAACCGATTAACCCACGTTCGGGTTTCCTCCCAATTCTTTACATGGTACGTTTTACCGAGCCTCTCCTTTACTGCTCTTGCTAAAGGGTAATCATTCTGTCCTTCTTCCATCATATCACCAAAAAAGTGAACTTCATCATCAAAATTGAAAAACTTAATTATTTGACTCTTATCACTATCAGATATATCAAGTCCTGTCTGACCTCCTATCTGAACATTTAAGTCAGGAAAATTGCCATTCAATCTTGCAGCAATATCTCTTCTTTCATTTGTATTAATATCCCACTTTACATATTCATCTCTTCCATCCATACTACCTTCACCTCTACCCAGAATACTAAAGTTTATTCCACCAGGTCTGTGTTCAATATGTTTACCTGTTCTGATTGGGAAGTTACTGTAATCTAACTCATCATTCAAGAATGATATGAGTTCATCAGATGGTTTCCAATTTGATCTGTATACACTATTATGACCATCATAGATATCAGAACCAGAGCAATTGAATACTCTTTTACATCTGTTGTAAATATCTAATCCAACCTGTTCAACAGTTTTTGCCCTATCACTACCTGTAACCAAATAAGTGTCATACTTACAGCAGAATATAAGAAACTCAGCAGAGAATCCTACATCCATTTGTTTACGACTCGGTGTTAAAGTTCCGTCAACGTCAAAGATAAATTTTTTCATTCCCAATACTCATCCAATACTTCTAACACATTAGTAAGTATTCTGTTAGCAGCACCTCTTTGACGATCATCCCATTCTGGATACCACGTTTTTTCGTAGAGACCATTTTTCATACGCATGATCTTGGCTGTCATAGCAACCTTATTTAATCTACCATTCATAATGTAATTAAAGTTACTCTTCGACTTTCTTTTTTTTACTTCCGATATTATACTTCGTTTCTAGAATCCAGTCACCTTTGTCTCTATATGCTAATACTTTAATTTGATTTAATGGTGCAATGTCTTGTATCTTTGACACGTCTACAATACCAATTAATCCCCAGTCAGCAAGTAGTTGTGCGATACGATTACGACGTTGAACATCGTTAGATGTCAAATTAGCATGCTTACCATCAAGAGCAAATAGTTCTTTAAAATGTACAAGGTAATACCTACCTTGTTTGTGTAGTATGTGACATGACTGATATATCTTCTTCTCTTTTCTGGATGCTACACCAATTCTTGTAAGGGTTTCTCTGACCTTAAGGAAATCATCAGGTTCATTAAGAGTTACCTCGACCATTTTTTCAGGTAACCATTGTATCTCAGGTTGTTGAACCACACTCATTGTCTTCCTCCAGTTTCAAACTTCGATTTTATAAAATTAATTTGTTCAGTAGATAATATCTTCAAAACCTGTTTTGCTTTTTCATCACTATATTTGTAGTAACGCTTCACATAATCAAGATCTTTGATTTCATCTTTACGTAGCCAAGGAGAGAATCTCTTCTTAGTTCTGAGTGTATTTAGAAAAAAATCATATTGCATCTTCTTTGGTAAGAAATGATACTGGTTCATTTCATTAGCAAAGAGTATTGCGTCAAGGTGACCTGAGTAAATACGATTAATTATGTATGGCGAATATTCTTTTTCTAGTGACGGATCTTCATCAATAAGATTCTTCTTTGATAAATTGATCGACTTCAACCATTCCTTGAGTTCCATAATTTAATAGTAATAATTCTTTTCTTGTTTGTTGGTCACTCATATAATCCCCAACAGACCTCATAGTATAAGTAAGGTCAAACTCCACAGCATTCCAATTTTTAAATCTATTTTTAATTAATTGAGATGAATTATATGATATCATCATATCTGCTGTATGGTCATCACAATCTTTAGCAAACTTATCATGATCAAATTTTTTATGCATCTCTCCAGACTTTCCATAAAGATTATCTTTTATATCATATGGAGGATCTAAGTATATAAAAGTATCCTTCCAATCTGTTAGGAGATCCTCATAAGAAAGATTAGTTATCTTCCAGTCTTCGATTATTTCTTGATAACCTGTTAACTTTTCAATACCTCTCATTGAAAAATTAGAGTCACTTGCTTGTGCTGAAAATGATGATGATTCTGTAAGACCAGAGAAACTACATTTATTTACAATATAAAAAGCAACTGCTCTTTCCAATTTACTTTTATCTTGACTATTGATAATTTCTTTTGATTCCAAAAACAATCCTTTTGCAGAATCTGGATTTGGATGTTTAAGTTTTAAATCGGTCAAAGTAGTACATAATTCTTCACCACTGTGTTGAATCTCTTTCCAAAAATTAACTAGAGGTTCGTATAAGTCATTGACCCAAATACTTAAAGATGGATACATCTTTGTAAGATAGATGGCAACGCTTCCACCTCCAAGAAATGGTTCACGAAATTCCCTGTAGGTATACATGTTGGGTAAGAACTGACCTATCTTTGTACAGGCACGGGACTTGCCACCAGGATAACGAAGTGGTGTTTTGTGAGATTTCATCAATAAAAATTACGATATCTTTCTATTTCATTACCCTCTCGAATTAGAGTAAAAACTTCTGCTAAATCAATAATACTTTGAGTCATGATACGATAACCAGTACCAACATATAATTGTCCAAGAACTACTGATGTAGTAGCTATTCCCCAGAACATATAATAGAATTTAGATTTTACTTGATTTTTTCTTTTTTCAGTATTTGTATTCATTTTCATTTGAATTCACACTCCACCATAATTTCAGTTAGACATGCAAGCATGTTTATTTCTTGATCGGCAACAAATGCCATCTGATACTGATACTTAGCGATAATAAGAACAGCAGAAGGGATGGTATTAGCAACCAAGCATTTATAAAGACTATCGTAAATACGACGAAATAATACAGAAGTATCATTGTCCATATTATTGTTGACCCACTTTCGTACTTCTGGAAAGTTTTTTCCTTTGAGATTTTTGAGGAGATCATCGACAGCAACGTCAGAAAAAGCAGCTAGTATTCCACTATCTATCTTACCACTAACAGAGTATCTCTGACACTCATTTAATATTCTTCTCCAATCTGGAAAATGTTTATTTATTAATTCAACTAATACTTTCTTATCAGTCTCAATCCTTTCTTGCTCCAAGATAAAGTTGAGTCTTTGGAAGAAATTAGCAGCGATTTGTTGCTTCTCTTTTCCTCGAATAGAAAAGTCAATGACAGTACATCTGGAATGGAGGGGTTCAAGGATTTTGTTCTTATAGTTGCAAGTGAAAATGAACCTACAGTTTCCTGCAAACTCTTCGATGAATGCCCGAAGTAATAGTTGTACGTCATTTCCTGTGTTGTCGGCTTCGTCAATGATGACGACCTTGTGCTTCGCTTCCGATGACAACGATACAGTTGATGCGAAATTCTTTGCGTTGTTTCTGACTGTATCGAGAAATCTTCCCTCATCGGATCCGTTGATGACATAAAAATCTACTCCTAGTTCGTTGCATAATGCTTTCGCTACTGTAGTTTTTCCAACGCCTGGAGGACCAGCAAGAAGCATGTTAGGTATTTCTCCTCTATTTAGAAAATCCTTAAATGTTTTCTTGATACTATCTGGAAGAATACAATCATCAATTGTTTTGGGTCTGTATTTTTCAACCCATATAAAGTCACTCATTTTTTCTCCACTCCTTTCTCATTATAACATACTTTTCATCATACGCTGCTTTGTCTCTCATTTTTTTGAAAACAGTTGCAGCACGGGACTTTTCACAGTGTAGTGCGGTTGGCGACTGCGGTGATACGGAACCATCGCGAGCGTACTTTTTTCCACTAGGATGATTTGCATACCGACGGGAGCGAGTAAATCCCATTTCAAGAAACTTCCTAGCCATGTCCATTCCAATGAAGTCCTGTTGCTTCTTATAGTCACAGAACATGGAGTAGATTTTATCAGCAGATTTGCGAGCAATAGTTTCATTTACAAATCT